AAGTTACCAAAAACGCATCCTGCAAATATACATTATGAAGATTATCCATACGCCAAGTTTAAAAATAACTCATTGTCTATTTCAGCAGTTCTAGGAGATATAGGTATGGGTAATGAATCACCTGAAAAGGGAAGCTCGATAGATCCTCGCTTCTGTAAAAAGTCATATTTTAGATCGTTAACGGATAAAGAAAAAATAGCAGCACATCGTTATTGTCGTGGTAAAAGATTATATGGATCAGTTGCTGAATATGAAGAATTATTAATAAATCTTGGTAAATCTAAGCAAGTATGGCTTTTCAATGTACCTTCCGATACAATATTAAGTGAAAAGGACGTACAGTTGATAAAATCACTTCCACAACCTATTGTATATTACCTCAAGCAACTATTATTTAATCGTCCAGATAGAAAAAATGACATGCTTTGGATAATGGATGCTTGTATTGTGAGGTGTAAGAAGATGAATATACCAAATAACGAAATTAAGAGTCTGCTTAGAAAATACGGATATAATGACTCTCGTTTTTTAGAGCCAAACAAGACATCCTATAAATCTAATACTTATCGATATCAACGTACCGATAATATAGAAGAAAAAAACCAGCCAGAAACTATAGGCGAATTTCCTTCAGATGACCAACTGCCTCAAGGATTTAAAAATATGATACCATTAGCTATACGTGATAAATTAAGAGCTAAGATGGTAAAGGATTAGATATGAGAGAAGTAAGTATAGTTATCGAAGGCAAACCTATACCACAGCAAAGACATCGTCATAACTCAAAGAGAACATACAATCCTCAAGCTAAAGAAAAGTTTTATAATCAACTTTTAGTTCAAAAACAATTAAAAGACCATATACTATTTATACTACCAATAAGCGTAAGTCTTTTATTCTACCTTTCTCCTTCTCTCAGAAAAAAGGACTTACGCCATTCCTCTAGACCAGATATTGATAACCTAATTAAATTCTACTTAGATGTTATGAATAAAATCGTGTACCAAGATGATTCTTTAATTTACAAACTTAATGCTTCTAAATATTATTCAAATATACCTAGAACAGAAATATCTATTCAAGAAGGAGAATGATGAAGAAAATTTCCAAAAAGAAAGAAGTCCCCAAGTCTATAGTACCTAAACGTAACGGTAAAAAAACTAACTATCGTTTTTTAGACGAATATAAAGACCTATTCACTAAGCGCCTTGTACCAGCTCCTATCGAGTTTATCGAACTACTTACTAAACAAATAATAAACTGGGCTTATAACGATAAAAAAGCTCTATTCCTTGATCAATTTTGGTTTTCTAAAGGGATACCAACAGCCACATTTAGAGATTGGCGTAAAAGGTTTCCAGAACTAGATGAAGCATGTCAAGAAGCTAAACTTATGATAGGCATGAGAAGAGAAACAGGTGCCATCAATAGAAAATTTGAACCCGGTATGATTCGAGCTGTACAACCAATGTATAGACCTGAGTGGAAAGAGCTCATAGAGTGGAATTCAAATCTCAAACAAAAAGCAGATGAGAAGACTCAAAATAATACTATTCAATGGGTTTTAGAAAAGTTTCCAGATTCAAACATAGTTCCTAAGAAGGACAAGTCCTAAGAAGAAGAAGGAATAAGATTAATGTTTAAGTTTTTAGGTAAAAACAGAAAAGAGCTGACTGTAAGATTGCAAAATCTAGAATATAAACTAGAGGACTTACAAAGACTTATTGATGACATAAAAGAAAACTTTGGTACTGAGCTGAAGCTTTTAAAAGAAGCACATAGCTTTATTAAAGATGATTGTATCAAAGCTTTTGATTGTAATATCCAAACAAACAAATTCTTACAGGAGCTTTTAGAGAGAATGGATAAATTAGAATCTATTTCTAAACCTAAGAAGAGAGTGAAGCGTGTTCCAAAGAACATAGATCAATACAATGAACTATGAGACAAGGAGGGTTCTTAACTCCTTTGTTCCCCGCCCATACCAGGTCCCATTACTTGATGCTGTAGAGAATAAAGGGTACAAGAAGGTCGTAGCGATTATGCCACGACGTGCAGGCAAAGATATAACAGCTTGGAATCTGGCTATAAGACAGTGCATAAAAAAAAGATGCATTGTATTTTATATCTTTCCGACATACGCACAAGCAAAGAAAGTTATTTGGGATTCAATAACGAATGACGGTAAAAGCTTTCATGACTTTATTCCTAAAGAGCTTATAAAATCTAAAAACTCTCAAGAGATGAAGATTACATTTACCAATGGCTCTATCTTACAGCTTATTGGTAGTGACAACATAGATAGTATTGTTGGCACAAACCCCTATGCATGCATATTTTCAGAGTATGCTATACAAGATCCACGTGCCTATCAGTTTATTAGACCTATTTTAGCAGCCAATGATGGATGGGCTCTTTTCATTTCAACTCCACGTGGTAAGAATAGCTTCTGGGAGTTGTATCAAGTAGCTCTTAATAGTCCAGACTGGTTTGCTTATAAACTTACACTTGATGACACACGACACATTCCATATAAAGAGATAGAGCGTGAGCGTGCTGATGGATTAATGTCAGAGGATCTAATTCAACAGGAATACTATTGTTCGTTCTCTTTAGGTGTTGAGGGTGCTTATTACACCAAGTATCTAGATAAGATGAGACTTAATAATCAGATTGGCTGTGTTCCGTATGAGGTAGGGTTTAAGGTCCATACGGCGTGGGATATAGGTGTTAGAGATTCAACTTCTATTATATTCTTTCAAACCATAGGTCAGACAGTTCGTTTTATAGATTGTTATGAGAATTCTAAAGAAGGGCTTGAGCATTACGTAAAAGTATTAGCTCAAAAGGATTACATTTATGGTAAACATATAGCGCCTCACGATATCAACGTTAAAGAGTTTGGTTCTGGCATGACAAGAATAGAGAAGGCTAAGCAACTTGGTATAAAATTTACAGTAGCACCTAACCTCTCCATTATGGATGGCATAGAGTCTGTAAGATCAGCGTTTTCTAAGATATGGATAGATGAAACCAAATGCGAAAAGCTTTTAAAGGCTATCAATAACTATCGCCAAGAATACGACTCCAAAAAGAAAACATATAAAGAACGTCCGTTACATGATTGGACTTCGCATATGGCAGATGCCCTACGTTATCTATGTATTACTTTACCTAAGACTAGAGATGGTCACTCAACACCAGAAGAACTTGACAGTAGATATCGCGAAGCTATGTTTGGAGACTCTAACAATTTGCCACCATTTTTTAGATAGGGTTTAATATGAAAAAGATATTAGCTATTAAGACAATTTCAGATTTAGAAAAAGAATATGGTTCAGAATACGAAGATCAGATCATTACTACAATGCAAGATTATGCTCGTAATCTTATTGAACTTGAATATATAATAGATCAAATATCTTTTGATTTTGTTACTGAATTAAGCAAATCATTAGGCAACGGAACAAAATTTGCTCTTGATAAGATAGATATTGATCGCATAGAAAAATTAGAACTACTTACAAAATTATACTTTGATCAAGATAAAATCGCATCAATAATCCAAGAGGAATTTGATATGATTGTTGATCTAAATACAATAGAGACTAATAAGGCTTAAGTAGCACTCTTTTATTTTGTAGCAGTCGGCTTTTCATGTTAAGTCGGCTGTTTTATTTTTTAAGATTGTCTATGAATCTAAAAATTTCTTCATCACTTATATCTAAATTAGATACAGTTATATTATATTTTTTTGTTACTAATGAGTTATTAAAGATTCCAACTTTTCCTAAAATATCTGCTTCTTTATAAGCCAGCTTCTTATTTTTTAGTTTTATGGCAATACAGCTCAATGTTGATGGTCCGTAAACAGGAAATACATCTTCAATATTATCCCATGGAATAAAGTTAAAAACTTTAATTCTGATACCTGCTTTATCAATGATTAAATCTGGAATCTTTGATTGAAGTAAATAGTATTTGATCATGAATATCATACTAATTAATCCAATGGAAAAAAATGAAATTGAAAACCATAGAAAGGATTTAATTACCAGTAAAAATATGGTTTTAATTGATCTTTCTAGCGTAAAAAAAGAGAATTCTAATTTAGGAAGAAAAACCACAAATACTATACACATACACAAAAAAATAAATATAGACAAAGCTCCATCAAGTATCATTTTTTGATCATGATGTGCAATTAATATTTGTGGTTTATTCATTTTAAAATCCTTTAGATTATGGTAACCATGGTATTAAAGTAAAAAATACACCTGCTCCAGCAGCAGTAGACTCAACTGCTGCAATAGTTGCAGCCACACCTCCAGCCAATGTAATAGCCCCAGTGGTAACTACAGCGGCTTCAGTTGCTAAACCTGCCCCTGCAATCGCTCCACCTGCAATTGCGGCTCCTGTACTAATTCCGGCTGTTGTTGCTACTGCGGCACCTCCAATTGCTGCGCCAGCTACTCCACCAGTGGCTACTGTTATAGTTCCAACGCTTGCGGCAATTCCTCCATATGCAAATGTTTTAATACCCCAATAAACAACTGCTCCAGTAATAAATCCACCACCATGTCCATTTACATGTGCGTGTAAGCAATATTCCCCATTACTTAATTTAGTAATGACAATACTGTTATATGAATTAATAGATGATGCTACTTCTTGGCTTAAAGTAAATTCAATTGGATTTACTACGGCAGGAATAACTAAATTTGCAAACTCTTTTTCTGATATTTTGTATAAAGTTTGAATCTCTCCGTTTACTTCTATTTCTTTAATGCTTCCTAAGAAATATCCAAGTTCAACACTAGAAAGATTTCTTATTTCTTTATCAACAAAAGCATTTTGAACCGAAGTATATTCACAGTCATTTAAAACATAAAACTTGCCATCTTCATGGAACAATTTTACTTTACCTGCTTCTGGTGAAACCAATAAGTTTGGCCTTTTAATTTCTACTGCGTTGATATTTGTAGAAAATAAAGCAACCGACACTAATAATACTTTTATAAACTTCTTAAACATAGCTTCCTTTTATTGTTTAAAGTTGAAAAAAAACGATACTTTGTATGATTGAAAAACATAGATTTGTTTAGAATTTATTATACTACATAAAAACCCCTTCAATTTTTATTGTTAATAAACATAAGCGATAATAATATATAAAAGCATCTAGAAATCAACGTTTTTATGAAATAAGTTATTACATTTATAATAGTTAAACTATCTAATACATTTGCACCTTTTATTTACAAATACTAATATATATGATTTTCTATTTGAATTAAATCTGATTATTAATAACTTGATATACTGATACAGCGAAACTAAACTGGTTATCATCTTAATATATTTATATAAGGGAGATAATATGTTTAAGCGAACTGTTTTAAATTGTGTTGCTTTGTTATTTTGTAGTATTACGTTCATTTTATTTGTTTCGTGTGGTGAAACTGTATCAAATGAAGATCCTATTGAATATTATAATGAGGAAGAATTTGATACAGTTGATATTAATCGCATTTTAGATATTTTAAGCGAAGATTTAAGTGGCGTTGACTCTATGGTAGACCAAGAAATTTATGAGCGATTTAAGGATGCACCCAAGGCAGACTTTGAATACAAACTAGGTGATGAGCGTCCAATAAGGGTCTGTATGTAGTCTATTTAAAAAAGGATTGAGGATTAAAAATGGCCATATTTCAACCAGATTCTCAGTATTACACTGAGAATAAAGAAATGTTAAATAAGATGAATCAGTTTTATGCTGATAGCATCACTATTAACCAATCATTTTGGGCTGAGGCTGATATCGACACTAGGTTTGAAGCTGGCGATCAAACTTTATGGAACGAGCTTTATGGTGGACCTTCTTCATTCAATAAAAAACAATTTAACTTCAACAGAATAAAACGTGTGATCAATATGATTAGTGGTCATCAGCGTAGAAACAGAATGTCTACTATTGTATCTCCTGTTGAAAATGGTGATGAAGTTACAGCCGATCAATTCACTAAAATAATGTATTGGCTAAACAGTCAAGAAGGTGTATTAAACACAGTATCTGATGCTTTTCAGGGTGCTCTTATAACCGGAATGAATCTATTACAAGTTTGGGTAGACTACAGATCTGACCCTATTTCTGGTGATATAAGAGTGGATAACTGTAGTTACAATAGCTTTTTAATGGATCCTTTTTTTAAGAAGGCTGATCTGTCTGATTGTAACGCTATATGGAAGCGCTCATTCTTAACAAGAAAAGAGTGCGCCTCTCTTTTACCTGAAAGAGCCACTGAGATTAATGAGTTACAAGTACGAGATGCCAGAGATGGTAAGTTTGAGTACATGCCTGAAAGTCATAACATTGGAACAAAGGGTTTATTACCATACGATGAGTTCTACTATAAAGATTATCGTAAGCAACGCATGTTAATAGATGCTCAAACTGGTGAGGCTATGGAATGGAAGTCTGAAGACGAAGATGGTCTAAGGGAGTTCTTACAAACATATCCTCAAGTAACTGTTATAGATCAAGAAGTCCCAACAGTAAAAGTAGCCATAGTAGTTCAAAATAGAGTTATGTACGATGGCCCGAACTGTCTCGGCATAGATAACTATCCTTTTATTCCTGTTTTAGGTTATTTCAATCCTAGTATTTCAAATTTTGATAAGAGAATTCAGGGAGTAGTTCGCGGTCTACGTGATGCACAGTATTTATATAACAGACGTAAAGTTGTCGAGCTCGATATCCTTGAAAGTCAGATAAACTCTGGATGGAAATATAAAGAGAACGCTCTTGTTAATCCAAAAGATGTCTTCATGAGTGGACAAGGAAGAGGTCTTGCTCTTAAAGAAGATGCACAGATGTCAGACGTTGAACAAATCTTTCCGCCACAGATACCACCTTCAATGATTCAGCTTTCAGAGTTATTAGCTAAAGAAGTTCAGGAAATCTCCGGTGTAAATGAAGAACTTACTGGCTCAAGTTTGGATGGCAAGCCTGGCATTCTAGCTATGCTTAGACAAGGTGCTGGTCTCACTACTCTTCAGGGGTTATTTGATAATCTAGACTATGCTCAGAAGCTATTAGGCAAGGTAATATTAAACATCATTCAAAATAACTTTACACCAGGAAAAGTTAAGAGAGTCATAGAAGAAGAACCTTCTCCTCAGTTTTATCACAAGGCTTTCGGTAAATACGATGCAGCTGTTGAAGAGGGATTGAATACTACAACTCAGAAGCAAATGCAATTTGCTCAGTTGTTAGAGTTGAAAGAAGCTGGAGTTCCCATACCTGACGATGTATTAATTAATGCTGCAACTATACAGAACAAGAAAGAACTTACTGATGCTATGGAACAAGCACAACAACAACAACAACAAGCAAGTGAAATGCAGTTACAAGCAGCTATGGAGGAACAAAAAGCTAGAACTAAACTTGCTGAGTCAAGAGCTATTGCTGATCAAGGTCTGGGCTTAGAAAGAGTAAGTAGAATACAAGAAAATAAAGCTTTAGCTATAGAAAGAAAAGCTGAAGCAGCTAAAGATAGAACTGCAAGTATGCTTAATTTAATTAAAGCAATGCAGGAAATAGAAAGTATTGATATGCAACAATTAGAGCAAATGGTTCGACTTTCTGAAACACTCCAGCAAACAGGAGAGACACCAAATCAGGAAGTTGAGTCGACTAATGTAGATTTACAAAAAGTATAGTGGTTAGAGGTATAATCCTTGTAGGTATATTTACCTGCAGTTTCCAGAAAGGGCCGTGATGGCAAAAAAATATTATGATGGTTCGAATTCTATGCTGAATACTAATACTTCAGCAATGGCAAATCTTCCTCAAGAAGTAGTCATTAAACCATATCCAAAATCTAGTGGATATATGAATCCTAATCTTAATGACGGATTAAGTGGCGTAGACAGTCAAATAGGCAAAGACAGTTCAAAAAGAAGTGGGCAATTACAACCAGACAAGTACTAAAATGCCTATAATGCCTAGAACTAACAAGAAAACAACTAAGATAGCTTTTGATATTTTAGGTACACCAAGTAATATGAAAGCAAAAAAAAAGAAATCTAAAAAAGAAAAAGACTATCCTAAAGAAGGTATGCGAGACAGTATAAATACTGATTTAATGCATATAACTCACAAGTAATAAGGCTCCTTTTTTTATTGGGGTAGATAATCCCTTCGTATCTGCCCCAATACTTATTTGAAGGGAAAGTAATACCAGTTAAGAAACCTGAAGGAGATCTATATATGGTTAATATAGAAGGGAAAAAGAAGACGGTGGGGCAACTTTCTAGTGAATTGCTTTCAAAAAACACTATAGAAACGCATTCTTATGAAGAGCAGATGCGTGAAAATCTAACTGATTATGAAAAAAATATAGAACAGTGTATAAAAGATAATATAAATAAATACGATGACTTTTATATTGTTGTATTAACTAAAAAAGAACGAGTAATGAAAAACGTTATTCGTAACTATTTTCTTGCACGTTCAACATGTCCAACTCCAAATTACGATCAAATTGTTTATAAATACCGTAAAGAAGATGATACAATTTCGCTTATTTGGGTTATACCAGATAGAAAAATAAGTAAGTATATGAGAGCAAATTCAACTGAAGTAGATCCGTCACAATATGAACTTCTTTCTAATATTCTTAAGTTTGCTGATGGATCCTTGTATAGGTTGTCTAAAGAATTAAACAATGAACAAGAAAAAACTCCAGAATTAAGGAAAAATTAATGGAAAACAAAGAGATCGCAATGCCACCTCTTCCAGAAGAAGTTGTAGAACAAGTTGAAACACCAGAAGTCAACGAAGTAGTTGAGGAACAGGCACCAGTGGTTCAAGAGCCTGTTGTTGATGAAGTAGTTGAGGAACAAGTTAAACCAGAAGAAGAATCACCACATCAAATTAACTTTAAAGCCTTACGTGCTGAAAAAGATCGTATAGAACGTGAGAAAAATGAAGCTGTAAGAAAACTAGAAGAATATGAAAGACCTAAGCAGCAACCAGTACAAGAAGACGATGATGATATGGTCATTAATGATGATGATCTTTTTGAGGGTAAACATTATAAGAAAATACAAAGACAGCTAAAGAAACAACAAGAAATAATAGATAAATATCAATCTCAAGTTCAGCTAACAACCACTGAAGCCAGGCTTAAATCTCAGTTTGGTGATTTTGATAGGGTTGTAAGTGAAGAGAATATTAAAAAATTAAGAGATCAAGAGCCTGAGATAGCACAAACACTTGCTTCAACAACTGATATGTATAGCAAAGCTGTCTCTGCATATAAAATGATTAAAAAGCTTGGTATTTATGTAGAAGATAACTATCAAGCAGATAGAGATGTTGTAAAACAAAACAGTCTTAAACCAAAGCCACTCGCATCAGTTACTCCACAACAAGGTGACTCGCCTCTAACAAAAGCTAACGCATTTGCTAATGGATTAACTAAAGAATTAAAAGAACAATTGTGGAAAGAAGTTCAAGAATCTGCTAAACAGTATTAATCAATACACTCCGTTCAGTGTCGTCTTGTTTTTTTTGAAGTAACCCCTTCTGTTCAAGACGACACTTCTTATCTTATTTATTGTAAAATAAGTTCCATAATGGTATTTATAATATGGCTGTATCGGATCTCGCCAATCTATTCATTTTTTTTAGGCTGTATCGGATTTCGCCAATCCATGACCGTATAAAAGCCTCGTCAGCTTTGAGTAACATTCCTATGTTTGAAGTCCAAACGTAGGTATTTATTTTATTAATGTTATTTGAAGGAAACAATATGGCTATTACAACAACCTCGATGCTGCCTGCTCCAATACAGCAGAGTTTCAGCTTAAAACTATTATCAGTTCCTGTACCAAACTTAATACATAAGATCGCAGCAGATCTTAAAACTATGCCTAGAAATGGTGGTACAACATTGCGTATGAGAAGATATAACGCTCTCTCAACAGCAATGGTCCCTCTAGGAAATTCAGGAGTAACACCTCCAGCAGACACATTAAGCGCAGTTGACATAGATGCAAAGGTGTCATTCTACGGAAAATATATTCAGATAAATGAGCAGGTTAATTAAAACTCCGCGTCTATAATAGTCGTGGTTAAAAGATCTTTGAAATTTTTTGTGTTTGCAGTTAATGGCCTGCTATAAATCTGCTCTGATTGACTTGGAAATCCTAACAGATCATGCTGAGGACGACAGGGCGCAAGCAATTTTTATTTTTTATGGTTATTATAATTTCTGCAATGTAAACTACTTAATTCTTTTGTATATTTTTGGCGAAGTTTTGTTATTTCTTCTGGAACTTTTTGACTGCCACCTTTTACTAAGTTGTAAGTTTTTCTCATTTTAAACATAACTTCGATCTCTCTTTTTTTTATAACTACGTATGGATAAACTAAATTCAATATAGTTTCTAGGTTTTCTCCAGTTATTTGCCATCTATATACTTTTTTTCTGCTGTTTTTGGGAGTTTGTTTTGGTGTATATTCTGATTGCCATCCTCCAAATTCCTTGATTATCCAATCTATTAAAATCTTATCTGTACTAGATATTCCTAATGAAGTTGTGAAAAAAGATCTTTTTTGGGTATGGGTAGAATCAGTAATAGTTATACTTCCTTCTCCATCTATTATTCCAGCAAAATAACCTAATACTGATTCAGAATGTTTTTTGTTTTTATCTATAATTTTACTCATGATTTTTCCTTAAATAGAAATGTTACAGTTACATTGCAATGATAGCATTAAAAAATAAAAGTGTGCAGCGTGACAGACTGAGGCGAGTGGACACCGAAAGGTGAAGCGACAGTCGGGTCCCTATGGAGACATAGGGAGAGAGGATTAACAAGACTCTCCGCCAAATAGAAAATATTTGGTCATAAAAAGTAACAGTTAAATGCACTTTGCAAGCACAAGATCCTGTGTTAAATGAAGCTGTTAAAAGACTGGGCGTCTCCATGAGACAAACAGAAGATGAACTTACAAGAGATATGCTTGCAGCAACAGCAAGTTTTATTAATTGTACAGGTGGTGTTAATGGTGATAATCCAACAGAAATAACTCGTTTTGATGTTGGTGAAGTCGTTAGAACATTAGTTGGTAATGATGCTAATACAATATTAGATAATATTGAAGGCGAAAATAAATTTGGAACAGCTCCAACTAGAGATGCATATTTTGCACTTGCTCATACAGATTTGACAACAAATCTTGATGCAATGGCAACATTTGTATCTAAAGCTGAATATCCAGCACCTATGAAAGCATTAAGATCAGAATGGGGTACATCTGGAAATTTACGTTTCTTGGTATCTTCTGTTGGATCTTCTGTTGCTTCAGAATCCGATCTTGGAGACACAGTTTATAATGTATTTTGTATGGGCATGGAAGCTTATGCATGTGTTGAACAGGATGGATATAGTGCAAGCTTTATATATAGACCTCCAATTTTTGATGGTCCTCTTGCATTAAATTGTTCTGTTGGTTATAAATTTGCGGAAGTTCCTAGAATTACCAATGATTTATGGATTATCAACTTAAGATCTACACTATCATAAGAAAGGATTAAAGATGGCTAATAATACAATAATCCAACAAGGACATTTTACTTCTGATGGTACAGATGCACTTATAAATTTAAGATCTGATATAGATTGGATTGAAGTTGTTAATAGAACTAATGTTGAAGCTTCAACTCAATGGGCAGGTACAACTTGGAGATGGGAAAGAGGCATGGGCGATGACGATGCATTTACCGATTTTCATGCTGCTGCTTCTCAAGCTATATCTACATCTACATGCTCCACCGGTTATAACGGCGCTGTTTATAGAGGTATTACACTTATAGATACTTCTGATAAAACACCTGGTGCTGCTGTAGCAATAACAGCTGGAACAAATGCAACACAACCTCTTTATAGCACAGCTGATACAGGTAACTTAATAGAAGGTTCTATTGTAAGAATCTATGGAACAGATCAACGAGATGTTAACGGTTTCGATTTTACAGTTGATACTGTTACTTTAGATACAAGCTTTAGACTTGCTAACACATTAGCTACTGCACCTGGTGTAGTTGCTGGTGCTGCTGGTTACTGGAGATTTATAGCTGCAAGTGCTGCGATATATGACATGATGTATCCTGCAAAACGTGTAATAGCTAATATTACACAAGCAGCAGCTGGTGTTGTTACAACATTAGTTGATCATAATTATGTTACAGGACAAAAAGTAAGAATTAACATTCCATCTGATAGTGGAATGATTGAACTTGATGGTCAACTTGTAACAGTAACAAATATAGATGCTGGTACTTTCAGTATAGATGTTGCTACGACTACTTATACTGCATTTACATATCCTGTATATACAGTATATCCATTTACACCTGCTACGGTTATACCTGTAGGAACAGATATATCTGTAACAAGTTCAACATATCCAGCTGAAAAGAATGCTGCATATATTGGAGTTATGCTTGGAACAAGTGATGATGCTGCTATTGCACTAGGAAGTCCTGGTGGAACAGCGGCTGATGTAATATATTGGAGAGCTGGTAAGTCATTTAATGTATTAACATAGTAATTAATTGATAGAACATAGCAATTAAGTACAGCGAGGGGGACATCTCCCTCGCTTTTAAGAAGGGCAAAGTATGGAAGAAAAGAATAAGAACATAAAAAGTGAACCTATTAGAAAACAGAGTTTGATATACAAAAGGGACAAAGATAGAGAAAAAGTAAAAGGTATATTCAGATTTTTTGAGTGTCCTGGATCAGAATTAAAGTTTGTATTTCGTGCATATAAAGGTGACGCCATAGAAAAATATACCTTAATTGATGGTCAAGTTTATAGTTTGCCTTTAGGTGTAGCTAAGCATTTAAATAAAAAAGGATCTTATCCTGTACATCATTTTGCTACAGACGAAAGTGGAAGAGTATCCGCTAAAATTGGACAAAGAGTAAGAAGATTTGGATTCCAAAGTTTAGAGTTTGTAGATGTAGAAGAATTATCAACTGCACCATCAGAACTTGTTACAGTAGAAAGTGTATAGTTAGTTAAACTAACTAGTTAGTTAAAGGAGAGTAGATGTCTAAATGTTATGCTAATCCTGATCCACAAATACAGCCAGCAATGAGAATAATTTCTAGTGTAACTAAAGCAGTTAATGCTGAGATTACAACGACATTTGACCATGATTATATTACTGGAACTATTGTTAGATTTTATATTCCAAAAGATGTTGGAATGAAGCAACTTGATAAAAAAAAGGGTACAGTAACTGTAACTGGAACTGATACATTTACTGTTAACATTGATACTACAAAGTTTGATACATTTTCTATACCAGTAGCTCCAGGGTGGTATCAAAATACATGCGCATTAGTAGTTCCAATAGGTGAAGTTAGTAGTCAGCTTACTGCTGCCACACAGGATGTTACATAGGAGTTAAAAATGCCAGATAATACTTTATCAACACTAGATCAAATTAAAATAAAGGTTAGACGTTTAACAAAATCACCGTCTACATCACAAATTACAGATACAACAATAGAGAGCTATATAAATACTTTCGTTCTTTATGATTTTCCTGAACATCTAAGACTATCTACATTAAGAAAAACTATATCTTTTTATACCCAACCATATATAGATACTTATGAAGGCGATG